GCTTTGGCCTGAGTTCTGGCAGCTAGATGAGTTGCTGGCAAAAAAGGCCAGTATGGATGTGCGGTATTGGCAGGCCCAGTACATGCAGCAGCCGACCTCGGAAGAGGGTGCGCTGATCAAACGTGAGTGGTGGCAGGTGTGGGAGCAGGAGTCCCCGCCTCAGTGCGAGCACATCATCATGAGCCTCGACGCCGCGCAGGAAAAAACCAACCGGTCAGACTACAACGCCCTGACCACGTGGGGAGTCTTCTTTAATGAGGAGACTAAAAACTACAACATTATCCTGTTGAACTCGATCAAGCAGCGGCTTGAGTTTCCAGACCTGAAAGCGATGGTGCTGGAGGAGTACAAAGAGTGGGAGCCAGACAGCTTCATCGTGGAAAAGAAATCCAACGGTGCGGCGCTGTATCAGGAGATGCGGCGTATGGGCGTTCCGCTATCTGAGTTCACGCCGGGTAAGGGACAGGACAAGATATCCCGTGTAAATGCAGTATCCGATCTCTTTGCCGCTGGTATAGTCTGGGTGCCAGACCGTCGGTGGGCATGGGAGGTCGTGGAGGAATGCAATGATTTCCCAAGTGGCACACACGACGATTTGGTTGACTCTACTACCCTTGCTCTTCTTCGCTTTAGGCAAGGCGGGTTTATACGCCTACCTTCTGATGAGCCAGAGCCGACGAAGTGGTTTAAGAGCCACAGGCGCGAAGGATATTACTAGGAGATTCTAAATGGCCGTCGATAAAAGTTTAATGCAGGCTCCGTTGGGTCTTGAAGCTCTCGCAGGTGAGGAACCGGCGATTGAGATCATGATTGAAGACCCGGAGAGCGTTGCTATCGGCATGGATGGAATGATCGTCGAGATGGCAAAAGCCGAGCCTCGTGCAGAGGATTTCGACGCTAACCTCGCAGATTTTATGAATGAGAATGAGCTTCAGTCGCTAGCTGGAGAACTCATTGGTAACTACGAGCAAGATCTCTCATCTCGCAAAGACTGGCTCGATACCTACGTCAAAGGTTTAAAGATCCTCGGTATCCGGTATGAAGAGAGAACCGAGCCGTGGCCGGGTGCGTGTGGTGTGTTCCATCCCCTCCTGATGGAGAGCGCGGTCAAGTTCCAGTCCGAGACGATTATGGAAGTGTTCCCGGCGATGGGACCGGTCAAGACCAAGATCATTGGTCGAGAGACACCAGAGAAGCGTGACGCTGCTGTTCGTGTCGCTGATGACATGAACTACCAACTCACTGAGGTGATGAAGGAGTATCGGCCTGAGCATGAGCGACTCCTGCTCTCGCTGGCCCTCGCGGGTAATGCGTTCAAGAAGGTGTACTTCGATCCTTCCCTCGACCGTCAGACTGCCATTTATATCCCAGCCGAAGACATGGTGGTGCCGTACGGCGCCGCTAACTTGGAGACGGCTGACCGCGTTACGCACCGGATGCGTAAGACTAAGAATGAGTTGAAGAAGCTTCAGTACGCCGGGTTCTATCGGGATATTGATCTTGGTGAGCCGATGCGCGTCATGGACGAGGTTGAGAAGCAGAAGGCAGAGGACCAAGGGTTCTCAGCCAGCATGGACGACCGGTTCCAGCTTCTTGAGATGCACGTCAACATCGACCTGCCGGGATACCCGGACGTTGACAAAGACAACCATGAGACTGGGATAGCACTTCCATACGTAGTAACCATCGAGAAAGGCACCGGCACCGTTCTGGCTATCCGCAGGAACTGGAGAGAAGATGACAAGCTCAAAGCGCGACGACAGCACTTTGTCCATTACGGATATATCCCCGGATTTGGATTTTACTACTTCGGCCTTATTCACCTTATCGGGGGACACAGTAAGGCTGCAACGTCACTGCTTCGCCAACTTATCGACGCAGGAACCCTCAGTAATCTCCCCGGAGGACTGTCGAGGAAGGACGCCGTTTCGCTGCGGTGTCGGACCTCAAGATCAGCGATATGTCGAGCCAAGCGCCGGTTGGCACTACGCTGGCCGTGCTGGAGCGTGTCCTTAAGGTGATGACTGCGGTGCAGGCACGCGTGTACTACGCGATGAAGCAGGAGTTTAAGCTCCTCGCGGGAATCATCCGAGACAACACGCCGGGAGAGTACGATTACGAACCGGAAGTTGGTGATCGCAAAGCGAAGAAGGAAGACTACGACGACGTTGATGTGATTCCGGTATCTGACCCAAATGCGTCAACCATGTCGCAGAAGGTGGTGCAGTACCAAGCAGTACTCCAGCTTTCGCAAACGGCTCCGCAACTATACGACTTGCCCTATCTTCATCGTCAGATGATTGAGACGTTGGGCGTGAGAAACGCAGACAAGATCGTACCGTTGGCTGACGACGCTAAGCCACGCGATCCCATCACCGAGAACATGGATGTGATGACGGGCAAGCCGGTCAAAGCGTTTATGTATCAGGATCACGAGGCGCACATTCAGGTGCACATGGCGCTCGGCCAAGATCCGAAACTGGCGCAGATCATTGGGCAGAACCCGATGGCTCAGCAGATTACGGCGGCGCTGCAAGCTCACATCATGGAGCACGTAGCGTTCCAATACCGCCGCGAGATCGAGAAGCAGCTTGGCGCAGCCTTGCCCCCGCTTCCGCAAGACGACCGAGAAGAATACGACCTGCCGCCTGAGTTTGAGGCGCAGTTGTCGCAGTTGGCAGCAGCCGCTGCCGCACGAGTCCTACAGAAGGATCAGGCCGAGATGCAGATGCAACAGGCCCAACAGCAGGCACAAGACCCGCTGGTTCAGATGCAGATGATGGACTTGCAGATCAAACAACTTCAGGCGCAAACGAAAGCGCAGCAGATGCAAATCGAAGCACAGCTTCAGCAAGCAGAGATACAGCGCAAGCAACAGAAAGACATTCTGGATGCCGCTGCAAAAGCCGACGAGTTGGATCTTCGCAAGAGCGAAATCTCTGGCCGTCAGCAGCTTGAGGCTGCACGACTCGGGGTGGATGTTGAAAAGCACAAGGCAGATCTCAGTGGCAGGCAGCAAGAAGCAGGTGTTCGCCTCGGCCTTGAGATTGGCAAAGCGCGGGATGCTGCGGAGATGCAGCGTCAGTCTGCCCAACAGAACTCGGAGCAACCCAAGCAACAGGAGGACTAAGTGAGCTATTCAAACGCTCTGGAATACCTTGAGACCAAACTCAAGGACGAGCGCACGTTGATCGTGGAAAACCTCATCCAAGGCAAATTGGATGAAGGTGAGTACAAAAGGCTATGCGGGGCGTTACAGGGTCTCGACCTCGCTATTGGCTACATCAAAGACCTTGCAAAGAGGATGGACGAAGAATGAGCAGTATTGACGTTGAGAAGACACAGCAGGAAGCCGCTAAAGCCAAACTGCTGCCAGAACCCAAAGGCTACCGAATCCTGTGTGCGGTTCCGCACGTGGAAGAGGAGTTTGAGGGCGGCATCATCAAGGCAGATAACACCGTCCGAACTGAAGAGCAGACCACCGTGGTTCTGTTCGTCATCAAGATGGGCGACCTCTGCTACAAGGACGAGGCTCGGTTCCCCACCGGGCCGTGGTGTAAGGAAGGCGACTTTGTCCTTACCCGTCCGTATTCAGGCACTCGCGTGGTTATCCACGGTCGTGAGTTCCGCATCATCAACGACGACACGGTAGAAGCGGTGGTTGAAGACCCCCGTGGAATCCGTCGCGCATAAGGAGAGATAGTTATGGCTGATAGAGATGAATTTAAGTTTCCTGACGAAGTAGAGCAGGAAGCACCGGCTGAAAAAGCCGAAAAGGAACCTGAATTTGAGATTCAGGTTGAAGACGATACCCCACCAGAAGATCGTGGCCGCAAGCCGTTACCCAAAGAGGTAGTGGACGAACTGGAAAAGGACGACCTTGAGGAGTACTCCGAAAAGGTTAAGAAGCGCCTTTCTCAGATGAAAAAGGTGTGGCACGACGAGCGCCGCGAAAAGGAGCGTGCATTCCGTGAGAAGGAAGAAGCCCTGCGGTTTGCTCAGATACGTGAGCAGGAAATTCGTCAATTAAAACAACGACTTGGCAATGGCGAGAAAGCCTATGTTCAGGAAGTTACTAAGGCCGCCAACAATGAGTTGGTTATGGCTAAGGAGCGCCTGAAGCAGGCTTATGAGGCGGGTGACGCTGGTGCGATTACCGAAGCCCAAGAAGCCCTGACTGAAGCTAAGTTTAAGATTAAACAGTACGAAAACTTCCAACCCTCTTTACAAGAGGAAGAATCGGGAGTACAACAAACTCAACAGTACCAAGTACAGGCCACACCTCAACCCGCCATCGACCCAAAAGCCGAGGCATGGAAAGAGAAAAACTCGTGGTTTGGTACAGACGAGGAGATGACCGCCCTCGCTTTGGGACTGCATGAAAAATTGGTCCGGTCTGGAGTCGATCCGCGTAGCGACGAATACTACGACCGAGTTAACGCGACGATGAGGAAGCGATTCCCCGATTATTTCGAGGAAGAACAACCTCAAACGAAGCAGGAAGAAAAGCCTGCTCGCACGAAACCAGCCAATGTGGTTGCACCGGTTACACGGTCATCTGGCCCACGTCAGATACGTCTGACGCCGACTCAGGTAGCCCTAGCTAAAAAGCTGGGATTGAGTAATGAGCAGTACGCCCGTGAATTAATGAAACTGGAGAGTAACTAAAATGGCTGAAAACAGACTCGCACGTGAACTCGAAAGTCGAGAATCCGCGCAGCGCAACAAAACTTGGACCCCGCCTCAGACGCTACCGGCACCAAATCCGCAGCCGGGTTGGGTCTTTCGATATATCCGGACCAGTATCATGGGCACTGCTGACCCATCGAATACCTCCGCAAAGTTTCGTGAAGGTTGGGAGCCTGTAAAGGCCGAAGATCATCCGGAACTGATGCACCAC